TTGCGAGTCGCTTTGTAAGTCGCGTTGTCAACCGCGTTGTAAACCGCGTTGTCAACAGCGTTGCGAGTCGCGTTGTGAACCGCGTTGTCAACCGCGTTGCGAGTCGCTTTGTAAGTCGCGTTGACAACCGCGTTGACAACCGCGTTGCCAGCCGCGTTGCGAGTCGCTTTGTAAGTCGCGTTGTCAACCGCGTTGTAAACCGCGTTGCGAGCCGCGGTGCGAGTCGCGTTGTCAACCTCGGTGCGAGTCGCGTTGTCAACCGCGGTGCGAGTCGCGTTGTCAACCGCGTTGTAAACCGCGTTGTAAGCCGCGTTGTCAACCGCGTTGTCAGCCGCGTTGTCAACCGCGGTGCGAGTCGCGTTGTCAACCGCGGTGCGAGTCGCGTTGTCAACCGCGGTGCGAGTCGCGTTGTAAACCGCGTTGCGAGTCGCGTTGACAACCGCGTTGTAAACCGCGTTGTAAGCCGCGTCGCGAACCGCGTTGCCAACCGCGTTGTCAGTCTTGCGATTCCACCAAATGGCTGCCGATGCTCCATACGCAAACGCCATGACCAGAGGTGACGGCACTACGACAACGCGAGGCTGCTTCAGCCCAGCGGCGGCATAGAGATCGTGCACGGCGCTCGTGATCTCATCGACATCAACTGGCGTCGTACGCATCGCTCTGGAGATCCAGAGGTCGGCATGCTTTTTCATTGCATCGCGCTCCGCGTCTGTAATGCCGCCGGTTGCTTTTGTCGGTGTCCTTACGATATTCGTCATGCTGCTTGTTCCGTTTGCTTAAGGACCTGTTCAGGGTCCAATCCTGTTTCCTTGGCATAGGCCGTCTCAACCGCATCATTGAGCGCGTTGAATTCCGCCTGCCCGATCTTGTCGAATGCGATTGACTTGGCCTTGAACACGCGAACCAGTCCGCCGTCTGGATGCGGACGGATGAAGGCATAAGCACCCGCTGCCTTGAGCGCGGCCTCAATCGATAGGGCCGTCAGCTTCGTCAATCCCGGCTGGTCCTCTGCAAACGTCACCGGAATGTCCGTCGTCTCGCGGTGGCCGGATCGGATCAGGGCCCACTTGCGAAGATGCTCTTCCGTTTCCGGCTGGAATGAAGAATTCTCCGGCCAGTGTGAGAACATCGCGCGCAGGACTGCAAAGAACCTGCGCAACTGCGGCGCCGACCTCGGCTTGGTCTTCCCGTCGATCTTGCATCCGCAGTGCGGACAGGTCGGCTGGCTCATCGTGCTTTTTCCGAATGTAGAACTTCGGCCATTGGTCCCAGCTGCGCCGTTGCCGTCCCGCCTTGTCCTTGTCCAACTGCGCCAGCATCCTTTGATAGCGTGCCCACCTTGACATCGAGACCTCTCATTCGGCGGCGTCTTTCAGCATCTGCTCGGCCTTCGTCTTTTGCTCTTTCGGCAGACGCGCAATCATGTCTCTGTTGTGAGCTTCAATCTCCGAAAGCTCTTCGACCGACGTACAAAGCGCGATGTCTTCTTCAAGTTTGAACAGGAAGCCATCCGCGTCCGCCAAAGGCTCGTCTGCATCCGGCGCAGCAAGGACCATCTCCTGGGGCTGAATTTCATCGGGGACCTCAAGAACGGCGGCTTTCGCTGGCGTTACATCCCGCGGCGGCTCCTGCAGTTCTTCAGCAATATAAAGGCCGGTCAGAACGTCAGAGGCTCCGTCACGGCAGCAGAAGCCGCGAGCGCGCATTTGCAGCATCCGTTCTGGGTGCTGCGACCACGGACCTGTTTTGCCCCAAAGGCCAGCCTTGCGCGCGTTTGCAACAGAAAACGTGCGGGCGATCTTATCGCCGTCCGGCCGCATGACTTCGCAATGTGCGGTCAGTTTTTCGCCATCTCCATCCATCCATTCTCGCAGCTTGAAGCCGCGCGCCCAGAGCAGGGCCGGAACAGCATCGCCCCAGATCGATGGTCGGCCATTGATGACGGCGATCTTCTGGATGGCGAACATCGGCGGCAGACCCAGTTCAAGCCCAGTCATGATCGCAACCATGATCTGCTCTGGGGTTCGCATCCCTTGCGGAGCAAGATTGCTCGCTGCGATGCCTTGCGCGAGACGGAATATTTCCTCAATGGACTGCGGGATGATTGGCAGTATCTGCCCGCCCGCCTTGAGGGGCACGATGTTCGTGCTCATGCGGCCACCTTTTCAGTTTTGGTTTGGACGCCTGGGACCGTCACCCCGGCTTTACAAGCCTGTGACGCCAGTTTCTGAACAAGCTCACGGACGGCTTCGCTTTCTGCGAAGAAGGCAAGGGCTGCCGCGTGATCGGTCACAACATAGGATGTGACTTCTCGTAGCCCGGTCTTGCGACCGCGTTGCCCACCAGCCTGAACCTTAGCTGGCTCCGGCATAGAAGGAAGCTCAGGCAGCTCGGGCTCTGGCGATGTCATCGCGGCGATAGGATCATCGGCCAATTGCTTTGCACGCTGCGCTTCGATGGCCTTACGAGCTTCCTCGGCTGCCTTCTGCTCCGCTTCCCACTTGGCGCGGCGCTCGGCTTCCAGCCTTGCTTCCTCTGCGCGCATCCATTTCGTCAGTTCGTCCCGGATCGTATCGGCGGCGCACTTGGCGTGCTCGATATGCGGCTTCCACTTCGCCTGCACGGCCTTTGCCGCATCGTCATGCGGGCGCTTCTCGGCTTCCCGTGCTGCGTCGGCTTCCTTGGACAGACGCAATAGTTCCGCTCGATAGTTGGCGGCCATGTCCGACTGTTTTTTATCTTTGATGCCGCCGATCTTGCGGAGCCAGTCCATCGCCTGTGCGGCGTACTCCTGGATTTGATCCGCCAGGGATAGAGCGCCCGAGTTGTCACCGATGATCGGCGCATCCGTTTCCCATTGGCCATGCTTGAAGGCATGGGCCGCAGCTTCTTTTGACACAGGATTGCCGGCGCAATAGGTCCACACATCATGCGGGTCTACTGCACTGTCATCGGCGACACGGCACCGCAGATTGCCATCATGCTGGCGGATCATGACCGGCAGCCATGGACCGTCTTTCGCTCGGCGCATGCGATAAAAACCGCTCTGCGGCGCGTCGGCGGTGATCTCGACTTTTTCGCCAGACAGCGCGCGAGCCCACCATGAGAATTCATTTTCCATTGTCATTTTCCCCTCACATCAGGTGTGCGACGCAGACCGTTGTCACGAGCATAGCGAGCCCAATCGCGACGGCAGCGAGCATCAAAGAAGTCGATAATCTGTCCTCTGGATTCATCTTTTTCCTGGTTGTTCTTGTCTGTCATGGCATCGGACCGATGATCCAGGCCATGGCGATGAAGGCCAGCCCCATCAGGCCCGCGAGATAAACCGTCAGTGCTACAATCTTCTTTGCCGTCATCATTCACTCCACTTTGACGCCGCAACGCGGCTTCCGAAACCGCGCAACAAAACGCGACCCAAATTCCTGCCATCATCAGCATTGCCTCATCACTCATGAGGTATCCCCCTTCTGACCCGTTCCGCATTGAAACGCTCGATGCAGCGCTTGCGCAGTTCCTGCGCCTTGATCAGCTCGGCTTCGCAATGCACGACGTGCGAGGTTGCGATTTCGACGCCCTTGGCCAGCCGCTCCATGTCGTGATCCTCGACGGCAGGTGCATCGTCGTCCTCGAACACGTAGGGCTCTGCGGTCTGCGATTTGACGTTGTTCCAGAAGCGGACAACCTTGTTCGAGGCGCTCATGCCGCCTCCGTTTCGCTTGCCCGCTCGAGCATCCAGTCCAGGAAATCAGGATCGCGCAGCATGATCTCGTGCATGTGATCGTCAGGGATTTGCCCAGACTGCCAGCACGCGCGCAGCATTTCGTAATCCTCTGCCATCACAGCACCTCATGCTTGGAATGACGGAACTCCTTGTAGGGATCAGCAACGAACTCCGGCTCCGGCTCGCAAGCCTTTACGATGCCGTCACGCGTCTCGTTGATGCGATGGCAGAGGTATTCCAACTCGTGGCGCATACCTTCATCGATGTTCTGGTAGATCAGGTATCCCGTCGCGATCTCATCGATGATGGCGTTGAGATCGGTGGCCGCGTCTTGGAGAATGCCAAGCCAGAGATTTTTGTCTGATGCCATTGTCTGCCCCTTTGGGGAGAATGATCCAGCGAGCGACTGCCGAACCATCCTCCCCGGTCTCCCCAGCACCCTCGCTGCCGGGATTGGAATTTGCGTCACCGGGGCGGCGGGAAGAACCTCGGGGGCTCCTTTATCAACGCCTGTTGGATTGGGGTGGCGACAGGTTTGAAGAAGGAATGCCGCCCCGGTGATGAGTTAAACCTAATTCACCGCCGGTGAATGTGTCAAACAAAAAATTCACCAATAGTGAACTTAATGCACAACCATGTCTGATGGGGCACATTGCAATTCCAGACGCAGCCCGATGGCCTCTATTGATGTCCCCTCAAACGCATCCATGCGGTGAAGCCATACCGCAGTGGAGAAAAAATTCATACTCACCAGTCGATACTTGACATGCTTCACCAATGGTGAATTATAGGGGGTATGTCAAAGATGCGAATTTTGAGAACGGCTGACGATGTAGTTGCCGCCTTTGGAGGCACTAAGGCAGCAGCAGAATGGGCTGGGGTTGGTGAAAGCGCTGTCAGCAATTGGATTGCGCGGGGCTTCATTCCTCCTGGCTGGCATTTTCGGATGCATGAGCACTTCGAGGCGAGACAGTACCGGCTCGAAAGTACGGTCTTTGGTCATGTCGTTGATGAGCCGAACCCTAAGCGCAGGACCGCTCCAATCTACAGCATGCGGTAAGTAACCCGCCCTTCCGCCAGTTCCAGTTGCGTAGCGTGTTCAGCGCCCAGTGCCGGGCGCTCGCTGTTCTGTGCGCTGATTGCCCTTGGCGCATACGGTCTCCGAGAACGGTTCGAGCGTCCGGCAGTAGTGCGTTGACTTCGCCTATCCAATGAAACCAAGGCGCGCTTTGCCTGACGTTTCCTTGGGCGGTTCCTCCCCAACTTCCCAAGGGGCTCCCCAGCTCCTTGGGCTTTTCGGAGAGGCCAGAAACGATGACGGCACCGCTCGGATCAGGAGCAGTGCCGTTGGATCGATGCAGACGCTCTTACAAGGGGCACACGTCACGCGACGCAAACGAACTGGATTGATTACGCAACACCTTACGCGAGACAGGTTATGTCCATAGCATCTAAAACTGACCAATTTAAGACCAAAGGCTGGAAAAGGCCCTGGTTCCGCTATTACGCTGAAACGCTGCACGATCCAAAGGTTCTCCGCCTTCAAGATCATGCCTTCCGGGCCTGGATCAACCTGCTGTGTGTAGCGTGCAGTAGCGACGGGGTTTTGCCCGGAACGACTGATTTGGCCTGCCATTTGCGAATGGAAGAGGCTTCCGTTGAACGGATCCTGGCTGATCTTGTCGAAGCCGGTTTGATCGACGTTCTGTCATCTGACAATGGGCGATCCGTCGTCTTTGCGATGCACAATTGGCAGGGGCGGCAATCCCGTTGGGACAGCGCCGATCCAACCGCTAAAGAGCGCTCAAAACGCTACCGACAGAAGAAGCCAAAAAATACCGTCACGGATGCGTCACGGTCGCGTCACGGTGCGTCACGGATGCGTCACGGTGAAAATGCTACGTGTTTTCGCTCTATATCTAGTTCTTCTACCGAAGGTAAGAAGAACCATCACGCGCGTTGCGAAAGTTTTGTCGGCCATGATGAAGGTGGCGATGTTGGATGTGGTGACAGCGACCGTCAAATCCATGGCAAGCCCACTTGCAGCACGAAGGACGGAGATCGTGGCACTAGCGCGCACAAGGTGGTGCGCACGGCTGGGGGTGACGCATGACCGGCCTGCGTCCGCTTCGCCCCCACCAGACCGCTGCCCTCGACGGGCTCAAAGCTTCGCTCATGGCAGGCCATCGCAGGCCCATGCTGTCCAGTCCGACCGGCTCGGGCAAAACGGTGCTTGCCTGCCACATCGTCGCCGGGGCCATGGCCAAGCACAAGCGCGTCGCGTTCTGCGTGCCCGCCTTGTCCCTGGTCGATCAATCTTTCGACCGATTTCAGGAAAACGGCATCAGCCCGCTCGACATGGGCATCCAGCAGGCGGACCATCCCTGGCGGCGTGAGTTCGCGCCCGTGCAAATCGCCACCGCGCAAACCCTCTCTCGCCGCGCGCTGCCGCAAGCCGACGTGGTCGTGATCGACGAAGCTCACATCCGGTTTGCCGTCTACGAGCGCTGGATGCGCGAACACCCGGAAACGGTTTTCATCGGCCTGTCGGCAACGCCCTGGTCGCAAGGCCTTGGCCGCCTGTTTGACGATCTCGTCAAGCCGGTAACGATCGCGGAATTGATCGACGCTGGCCTGCTGTCGCGCTTCCGGGTGTTTGCCCCGTCCAGGCCCGACCTCGAGGGCGTGAAGACCGTTGCGGGCGATTACCACGAAGGCCAGCTGGCCGAACGCATGAACCAGCCGACGCTGGTTGCCGACATCGTCGAGACCTGGTTGGCCCGTGGCGAGAACCGCCCGACGCTGTGCTTTGCAACGGGGCGCAAGCATGCCCGCGCCATCCACGACCAGTTCCGCTCGGTCGGCGTGCCTGTTGCCTACGTGGACGCCAACACGCCGCGCGCCGAACGTGAGGCCATCGGCATGGCGCTGGCGGCAGGCGAGATCAAAATCGTGTGCAACATCGGCACGCTGACGACCGGCATAGATTGGGACGTGCGCTGCATCATCCTGGCCCGCCCGACCCAATCGGCAAGCTTGTTCTG